GAGGGTAATATCATGAAGTGGAAGAAAGCGAACGGATCTGTTGTTGAGACAAACGATGCACCGGCTACGGTTGCTGCTGCTGAATCACTTGGCTGGAAGCGTGTTAGGCGCGTGACCAAGAAAAAGACAGCTAAGAAGAAGTAATGGCTACTGTAGCAAAAATCGCAAAGGCATCGCTGCAACGTATACTCGTTCAAGGCTCAGAGGCTGACTTTGAGCCAGATGAATATCAGGACTACATCTTCGCGCTAAACAATTATATGCTCGCACTCGATGCTGAGGGTATCTCGCTCGGCTATACGGAAGTATCAGATATTGGCGATGAGGTTACAGTGCCTGTAGGCGCGCTGAGGGGCATTATTGCCAACATGGCGATTGAGGTGGCCCCAGACTATAACGGTCAGGTGTCGCCAGGTCTTATGGTTGCTGCAAAAGCTGGTATGGATGCCATGCGAAAGCTGGGTCAGCGTATGCCGACATCATCGTATCCAAGCACGTTACCTATCGGCTCAGGCAATTATGATAATGGGTACATTGACCCGTTCTATCCTGACGCTGAGGCTGAGATTCTCTCGGAGACTACCGGTGCCATTGGTCTTGAGGTTGGTACGAACAGTGCCGCTGATGCTGACAACAGATATCACCCTGTTGACCCTGTTCCACCTGAAGTCCTCCCGTATATTATTAGTGTGACGATGGGGAATGATGAGAGCTTGTACCTTCCGCTTCCTGAGAACGGATACACCAGCGGGCTTCCACATACATACAACTTCACTGTTGACTGGGGCGATGGTTCCGGCATCGACACAATCACGTCTTTTGATCAGGCAGAGCGTGTGCATTTATACTCTGCTGCTGGAACATATACAGTAACGATTGACGGGATATGCGAGGGGTGGAGCTTTGATGCAGTAAGTACGTCAGCCCAGAAGATTGTTGATGTGATCCAGTGGGGTAACATTGGCATAACAGATTTTACCTACGCCTTTTATGAGTGTGATTTGCTGGTAGACATTACCGCAACTGACGGACCTGACCTTAGTGCCTGCACATCGTTGCGTGGGATGTTTGACAATTCAGAGCTGGCTACCTGCTCATTCCTTAACTGGGATGTTAGCGGGATAACAAACTTCAACTCAATATTCAATCAGACGTACATTGCTGGTGTTGGTATAGATTCCTGGGATATCGGCGCTGCTACAGATGTCGCGTTTATGTTTGCAGGCACCCTTAACTTCAATGCAGATATCGGATTATTCGATGTTAGTAACGTCACTGACTTTAACGGTATGCTGCAATCTACACAGGCATTTGATCAGGACATATCAGGATGGGATGTCAGCGCAGCGGCAAACCTTACTGCGTTTATGTCGTTCTCTACTGGATTCTCGACAGGCAACTATGACCTGTTGCTGAACGGCTGGTCATCACTTACATTTACGAATACTGGATTAACTCCAACATTCAACAACTCATACACGATAGCAGCGTCACAGGCGGCAAGAGACATTCTGACTGGCGCACCGAATAACTGGACAATAACTGATCTGGGTGGGATATAAATGAATGACACAACAAGCATACGCGCACAGGGCCGCAGGAAGTCTAACTTTCCTGCTGACACTGGCATACCATCCGGCGCTACATTTGACTTTGTTTCAAACGGTGCTAACTACAAAATCAGTATTGAGCAACTACAGCTTGCACTGAACGTTACCGGCAGCATCGTACAGGTGGGTGAGGTTACTAGCGTGCCTGTGCTGGACACTCAGGGGTCTGTACACGGCATCCGCAATCTGGTGGCTGGTGATGGTATTGCCATAGAAATTACGCCAGAGAACGGCATTAAAATCTCGGTGATCTAATGCCGAGAACACCACTACCAATAACCAACGGCTATTATCTATCTGACTCGCTACCGCTATCGGCTCAGGAATGCACCAACTGGTACGTCAACATCCCACAGACGCAGGCTTTGTCTGCTGAGAGTCTGTTTGGTACGCCAGGATTAAAGGTGCTTGCTGCTGGGCTTGGTGGTCGTCAGGTGAACAGAGGTTCACACAAGCTAAATACAATTCCGTACTTTGTGAACGGCAATGTCTTGTACCGGCTAAACCGCGTATACAGCAGTGGTGCAGAGTCATTCAATGCCGAGGCAATCGGTGAGATAGAAGGTACTGGTCGGGTATGGTTATCTGACAACGGCACCCAGTTATGTATATTGGTGCCTGGTGGAAAGGGCTATATCTTTACCGCTGACCCAGACAGCCTTGAGGAAATCACTGACGAGGACTTCAGGGCAAACGGCGACCCACAGGCTGTGGTGTATATTGACGGTTATTTCGTGTTCACGACCGACAGCAAGAAGTTTATTGTCAGTGCGCTGAATGACGGTCTGGATTACAACGCGCTGGATTTCGGCACGGCTGAAGCAGACCCAGATGATATTGTTGCACCTATCGTGCTTAACAATCAGTTATTCATTGGTGGCTCGGAAACAATTGAGGCATTCCAGAACATCGGTGGTTCCGAGTTTCCTTTTCAGCGCACTGGGTTATATATCCAGAAAGGCATCACCATGCCATTTGCTGCTGTAAACGCATCTAACACGTTCATTTTTGTAGGGTCTGGAGAGAATGAGGGTGCAGCGGTTTGGGAGTTGAACGGCAATTCTGTACAGAAGATATCCACCAACTCAATTGACTCACTAATACAGGACGTTGATCCATTCAATCTGGGTGATTCGTTCGCATGGTCGTATGCTCAGAAGGGTGCGTATTTTGTCTGCTTTACCCTGCCACATACGACTATTGTCTATGACACGGTTACCGGAAGGTGGCACGAAAGAAAGTCTCACCTGGTTGACTACATAGACGGCTCACAGGACACACGGTGCCGCGTAAACTCTGTTGTTACTGCATACGGTAGGTTTCTTGTTGGAGACTCACAGGACGGGCGTATAGGGGACATGAGTACGGACTACCTGACAGAGTACGATAACAACATCATCCGCGTGGTGGCTACCCAGCCATTCGAGAACACTGGCAATTCGTTTCTTGTGCCATATCTGGAGCTGATAATGGAGTCTGGCGTGGGGAATGATGAGGTAGCAGATCCACAGATCAGGATGTCCAGAAGCACAGACGGCGGCAAGACATGGGGCGATGAGCGGTCACGCAATATCGGCAGGGTCGGAGAATATGACCGCAGGACTATATGGCGCAGGAACGGCAGGGCATCACGGTTTGAGTGCTTCCGGTTTACGATGTCAGATGCCTGCAAGCCGGTGATATTGCAGTTAGTTGCTGACATAACAACGGGTTAATATGCAGGAGTTTGTATGCCTAAGTTGCCATTTGACTACAACAGCAGTCAACCGATAACGGAAAAAGATGGAACTCCGAGCGCCCCGTTCAGAACGTGGATGCTTAGAATCATTGGCACCATCAACGGGACATCTGGTGACGGTGTAAGCCATCCCACATTATCAGACAGGGATGTTGATGACGCACATCCCGCCGCTGCTGTCAGTTATGACAACACTGTATCTGAGCTAACATCCGAAAACACACAGGGTGCAATTGATGAGCTGGACGCAAACATTGACCAGACCGCTGAAGATTTGCAAACCCACATTGATAACCCCACTGATGCACATGATGCCAGTGCAATCAGCTATGACAACTCAGCGTCAGGGTTAGCGGCAACACAGACTCAATCGGCACTCGATGAAATTGACGCTGACTTAGACGCGCACCTGGCTGACGTTTCAAACCCGCACCAACTGTCACATGATCAGATCACTGATTCAGCTACCACTGGCGAGGCTTGGGTAGACAAGCACCACAATAAATCCCATGCCCATGATGGTGTAGACGGGTCAGGTACGGTAGCCCATTCAGCCACAACCGGGCGCACTGAGAATGACCATCATAATCGTAAGCACAATTTATATTCTGACAACCATCCTGACGTAGACATAACCAATCCGCTTGCGCTGCGTGATGGGCTGTTTTGGAATGGGAGCAAACTTGCACCGGACAGGCGCACACGGCTTATTCCTGCTGGCTTTGTTAATGGCGCATCGTACCAGTTGGGTGATGAGGTAACGAACGGCTCACAGATATCAGAGGCGATTGTTGATGGTGCTGAGGAAAGCCCGTACATAGCCCCGATTGGTCAGCCGTTTTATGTTTACGAGGACACGCTGACACCGTCACAGTTCAGTGCAAAGTTTGTACTCATAGGTAACAGGGTTACACAGAACACCGGCGGGTATATCAACGGCTACCAGATTTACGTTGTCTCTGGAAACAGGTACGTTGTTTGGATAGTGGACGATCCGCTCGGTGATGCTATTGCCACACAGTTGGATGAGTTTACAGCAGCCGAGACTGGCACTATTGACCGCCAGATGAACAGCACACTTGTAGGGGCAGGTAGCCAGTACGACCTGATGGCACAGGTTAATAAGCCGGCGGATACACCGATCACATTTACAGGTGATTGGGGCTATGACACCCCACAGAACACGTCTGTACCTGCTGACGGAGAGATAGTACATGCAAACTCTACGGTCGATCAGATGCGTATCAGCAAGACCGACTCTAATCTGGTTGACCGCAGCTTAGATATTGACCTGCTGACCGCAGGCGACATCATCGAGGGTCTTGGTGTCAGGTGGACGATACAGGCTGTTACGGACAACGTGACGTGGATTGAGTGCGTGGTTGCTCCAGCGGTGCAGGGTACGCCTGACGGGGTATCTCTGTTTACATTTGAGACAGTTGCACCAACAGACATAACCATAGGCTACGATCTGGATTGGTGGCTGACATCAGGGTACACGGGTCAAGGTCTTACAATCGTTGATGGTCGGTGGTCTGACATCGTTCCTGATAACAACTTTTATGCCATTCAGCCGCTGTTCCAGCAGGCGCACTTTCCGACACAGTGGAAG